AAACAGAGAGCTACGAACGCCGCCTGTGTGCCGAGGCGCTAGAAAGCCTGCTTGACGAAGTGGCCAGGCTTCGCACGCAGCGCGACGACATACTGGCGGCGGCGCGGCGCACGCTCGACGAAAACGGGCATCTAGCTGACGGCGAGATATGCACTCTTATTGTGCTTAAACGCGCAGTTGAAACGTTGGGTGAATGCAGGGATGCGCCTTGAACGCCTTGTTAGCCCAGCGCCGCGAGTTGCAATAAGCGCCGGGTTAGCGCCCGGCCAACTACGAAGAAAGGAAACGAGAAATGGCCGACATGATGGGCAACTGGAAACGGAAAGAACTGTGGCACAGGCGCGGAGAAGGTTTCTGCGTTGAGGTAAGTCGGCATACGGAAACGCCGCTGTTTGACAGCGAAGGGCCGAACCGTTGGTGTTTGTACGCATACATTTACCCGCATCACCCGCACTTTGAGAAGTTCGAGGGCGACAAGATGTGGCAGGACGCCGCCACGGCATTGCCGCTGCACGGCGGGCCGAGCATGTTGCGCTGGCACCGAGACGCGAACGGAACCCCGACAAGCGTGCAGGTTGGCGCGGACTACCACCACGACGGAGACAACGGATACACGCACTGCGACGAAGCAGAGGATGCCTATTCAGTGTTCCGCGATGCCGATGAGCTTGTGGCATGGCTAGCGACGCCCAACGTTTGACATGAGGGGCTGAGCCGCAGGCGAAGGTCCCGTGGAGCGAGGCGGAACGAACTTGAGCGCCGGGTTAGGCGGCGCAGACATTGGAGACAGCAAATGAGACAACCTCACGAATTGATGGCAGATGATTATTGCGGACCCTCGAAAGTGATTAACTTGGGCCAGATTCAAAACCGCGATGGGTTCAGATTCATCGGTATCGACAAGCACGGCAAAGAGCATTTTTGCATTGTCCGCAGGGGTGACGGCGGATCGTTTTACATGAACAGCAACACGGCGCTGTTTGAGGATTTGTGCGGATGGCTGCCCGATCCTGATGCGCCGCCTAACGCATAGCTCAGGCGCGGCGGTGCTTTTCCGCCGTCGCGCTGGAGCGCAGGGTTAGAGCGCATTTTAGGAGAAGAGAATGGAAAATGATGGAGGAATGTGTGAATGCGGGAACTCCATTGGGAGCCACTATCAGTTCAACGCAGCGATGCCGTGCAGGTTTTGCGAGTGCGAGCGATGCTGCTGTGACTTTGCAGAAACCCACAGGCGCCACCGCCTGAAAAGACAGACGCCGGAGCACGATCCGCCACCCTCATTCTTCACGGAGCGGCGCTCTAACGCCTGAGATAACCGGAAGCCCGTCAGGGCTGTCCGGTTGATTGAAAAGTTGGACGGCAATTGGAGAGAAGCGATGTTTGAAGAAACACAGGAGCAACTTGAATTTCACAGCAAGCTAGAACTGTGGAGTGGGCCGATAGACAGAAAGCTGTTCGCGCTTAAATTCATAGAAGGCGCTCGGCTTCAAGGCGAGCATATTTGCTTGGAACTGATTGACGACGATGGCGATGAAGCCGAGTTTGCAATCAGCATCGCTGAACTCGTGAAGATGCACGGCGACTTCATCAAATACAGCCACCCGGAAGACGCGGAAGAGAGCAAAGCGGAAGTGCTGAAGGCGTTGCGCGACGCGATAGCGGCAATTGAATTGCAGCACAGCGAGCCGGAAGCTTGGGGAATGCCGCCCAACGTTAAGTAGACACCCGAAAATCGGTCGAGAAAAGCACCGTCACGGTGTATAAAAATGGGTTATTCTTGTAATTCATTGAAAAATATAAAACTAATTTTTTAGTGGCACCCTAAATTGTCTTGCAAATACACCACAATTAAACCATGATCCCGCCACCCATGCCGAGGCTTCACGTTTGGTGCGGAAGGTTTTATCTTCTCGCGTTCCCTTGGTAGAATTTACTTATCCACCATTTCTTACCCGTGCATCCTCTTCCTCTTGGTATCCAGTTGCACATTCAAAGTCACAAAATAACATGCCTGCGCCGGTATATTCAGAGCAATAATGACAGAATCCGACCGGATAGAGTTTTTTTATCGGCTTTCTGGCGTGAGCAATGGCAAGCTCGCGGTATTTTTCCTCATGCTCGCTGGCTTGGTCGTAGAAGTCAGTCATTTCGCACCCAGTCTTTCGATGATGGCATTCTTGGACTGACTGCCAGAACTTGAGCCGAAGTAATAGGCCAGAACACTGGCAAAGCCTGTTCCAAGGCTCCCCAGCATCACCAGTAGTGCATCCCCGCCGTGAGCTGGTGCGCCATACTGCAGCATGTAAACGAGGACGCCAAAGAATCCACCAGTCAGCAGCAAGGCCAAGATGCCGGGAATCCAGTCCTTTACTGCGACTTCACGCGCGCGCGCACTGGTACGATCTTCCACATCCAGCTTTGCCAGTTCAATCTTGTTAGATTCCAGAAACTTCTGGAAGTCTATTTCGGCGAGTTTGAGACTGGCGATTTGGTCAGCACTCATCTTTCCGCTGTTCAAAACCTCGCTCACAGCCTCTATAGTCTTTTCCTGAATACCTAGCTTATCTGCGATGAATGAAGCCGCTGCACCGCCTAATGGTCCGCCTAGAGCCGTTCCCAAAAGAGGGGCCAGTGTCTTTAACCAATCCATGTCATTCACCCCTCATCATCTTAGCAAGCCGTGTTGCGCGATCGCCAACTTGTGTTGCCCATTTTGACGCCAACATTCCGTCAGCCGCATCGTTGTAACGTCCGGCCTGTATCGCAGCCAGCGTGTTCTTGAATCCGAGCAAGGAATTGATGCCCATATTGAAAGCCATATTCAAAATTACTCTTTGCCGGACTTCATCTAGCGTTTTCCACCAAGGCAGGTTTTTATCAAGGCTATCGCTGGTTCGCTGAATGTCGTTATCCAGCATCAGATAGGCTTCATCTTTGGATATTCCGACATCATCTAGATTACGTCCGACCCCAATGGTTAACTTCCCGACGGTATCCTTGTAAATACGTAACCTCAACCCTTCATCGCGGACAAGTTCTGCGCGCATTGCGTCGATAATCATTATTTGAGCCACCCATTGTTGTGCATCCATGCCCATGCGGCAATCGTCACGATGCCGACGAGATACAAGAGTTTGGATATGACGCCCTTGCCGACTTCTTGATAGAGTTGATTCGTCATCTTTAGCATGGCTTTCTCCGCCGCTCGTTCGGCAATGATTTCGATTTCTTCCTCGCTCAAAGCCTCGCGTGTGCGCCGCTCTTCGCCCTTGTATTCGTACATACTTCGCCCCTTACTGTTGAGTTGCCAAAAATCGAACATTGCTTACGCGCTCTCGCCAAAAATGGATAGACGAGGCAACAGGCTTTAACAACCAGCTTAGCCATTTCGGCAAGCGGGGCTCGTACAATCTAGCGTTGTTGTTGTCTGAATTACCAAGCTGCACAGTGGCAAACAGCGGCAAGATAGGCGCTATCAGTGTGGCGAATACGTCAAAAGTGAAGTTGATTAGTAGATAAATGACATAGCGAGCTTCGCCTTTTTTCCCCCCACGCCAAAAGACCCAATGCGCCGCCGGAATGAGCGCAATTAGATAGAGCGCTAGTAGTAGCGTTCTGGCTAAAAGCATGAGGGGGTATTCTAGGAATTTCACAGCTCGGCCAATTCTTTGCGCAGCGCTTCAGCCTGCGCCTTAAGGTCAGCAACCCTTTCCGCGTCATCCTCACGCAGCGGGCGGATACTCTTAAAGTCAAGCTCGGCAAGGGCGGATTTAATCTGCGCCGTGCGGGTAGCCTTGATCTGCTCTGCCGTAGGTGGCGGGTTGGCGATGGCATCCGCTTCGGCTTCCGTGATTTCAACACAGCCTTCTGGGAGCAGATGCTCGAAGTCGGCGGAATCCAGAAAATGCAGCTTGCCGGATAAATCTTTGTAGTATGGCATGATGGTTCCTTTAGCGAAGCTCAAATGTAGTACGAGAAGTGATATTGGCATCCGTCAAAACATAGGATGCTCCGGCCGGAATAATTGTGTAACCCTTTCCGATCGCATTTACGCCAGGGCCATAGGCATGGACTATAACAAAACCAGCACCCCCATTGACTGACGCTGTCACTGTTACTATAACGCTCGGTGACCCCGTAATCTGTACGTTTATTGAAAGTGGTTTCCCCGTGGTGTTGTAGTAGGTTGTTCCCGATGTCCGCGTGACTGCCTGCCAGGATTGCCCATAACCAAGGCTGCTCAATGCTGCCAGCGCCTGCCCGCCGATGCCTTGTATCGTGCTGGGGGCGGTTGCCCAGGTGCCTGCGGTGGCTTGTGTCGAATCGATGTAACCGATCACCCGGTAGGCCACATTGGTACGCGCGGTTGTCGAGTAGATGACGTTATTGCTATCCGCCGCACCTGCGCCGCCTTCCGCCGTGGTGGAAATTACGCCTGTCTCGGAAAGGTCGTTGCCGCCCGCGATATTGACTGCGGCAAGCTCGATGGTGCCTGCGTTGTTGAGCGCCAGCACCACAATGCGCGATTGCACGGCATTGACAGTGCCCAGCGTGGAGCCGGAGGAAATGACCAGATTCGCCGGAGTGCCGGTCACGGTTGTGACCGTACCGCTGCCCAGCGTTGTTGACCGGAAATCTAGCGTCAAGGCCGATGCGCTGATGGTGAGCGCATTCGAGGCAACCGAGGCGCTGATGCGCTGGATTTTTGATGTGATAACCACCGGCAAACTTCGCACCAAAGCCTGCGTCGTACTGACCATCTTGACCTTGCTCTGCCAGCCGCTGGGGAAGTCACCGGAACTAAGATTCGAGTACGTCCCGTCAGTATTCTGCATCACCAGATTCGGCGGTGTCGCCACTCCGCTGACCTGAAATGTCGGCGCTGCGCCACAGGCCGCGCTGAACGAGACATCCCATTCCTGATTTGCGGCATAGGCGGTAATGGCCGGTGTTGGCGTGAGCGTAAAGGCCGTCCCTGTGCCGCCGGTAGTGAAGGCGGTGGCTAACTGCACTTGTAAATCTGTAGCGCGGATCGGATTCGCTGCAACCGTTGGGGCAGTCAATGCGGTCATTCTGGTGATGTCGGCATTGTTGCCAGAGGCGGCATAGACGTTAGCAGCGCGTTGGTAAAATATACATCGCCAGTTACCCGCCCCCAGCGACCGCATGATCGCCACATCCCCCGCAGCCGTCGTGATATTGGCCGCGCCGGGGAGAATCAGGCTGGTTGCGTTATGTGTCAGCGTAAGTGCACCAGAGAATGTGAGTATCTTCTTGATTCCCGCGGTCAGTGTGCCAAACCCCGTGATCGTGGTCGTTCCACTGACTGTAATGTCCCCATCATTGACGGTTGATAAATCTGTTGTCGTGGCAGAGGCAATCGTGCCATCCCCTGCGGAAGCAGCGCGCATGACAGACTGGATAACCTGAAGATTCTGTGCGAGCGTATTAGGCCCCACGGGGTCAGAGGTATCCGGCTGGTTACTTGAAGAAGTTGAACTCCAAGCATTCAGGGTTGTAGCAATGTCTGCTGCCATTGTGTGTTCCTTTCGGCGCTTTGCAGCGTTAGAATGAAAAATCCCGCACGGGGCGGGTTATTG